TGGAGGAATGGAAATGAAGGTTACACAAAGGCAATTAATCAATAAAATGTTATTTTGTCCTAAACTAACTTTAAAATTAGATGGAGAAAAGGCAAGTATGTCCTATATGCATACGCATATGCATAGAGGATGGTTTATGAATAGCGAACCAATAAAAGGACTAACAGTTGATATAGTTAAAAAGTTATTTCAAAAGTATAGCGATATTGAGATTATTTGGAGTATGAGAATGTATTAATTAAATAGGTTGAGGAGGACTTGAATGATAGATAAAGAAACTTTTAGAAAAACAGAGGGAAGGATCTATAGATATTATGATAATTTAAAGAACATAGAAAAACTAGAATATAGATGCATGGTATTAGAAAAGACTAAAGAACAATTAAGGCAAGATATAAGAAACAACAATGTAGATATAGAAACAGAGTTAAATATGGGAATAAGCTATTCAGAAAAGGTTCAAAGTTCTTCATTGGGAGTAAGTTATGCAGAACAAGAAACCATTAAACAAATAGATAAACTAATGGAAGAATGGAAATATACCAGGAAACTGATATTAAGACTTCATGCAAGGATAAGGAAAACTAAAAATGAAAATGCAGAGATGGAATATATAATTGGACTTTTAGGTACTCAATATAGATTAATAGCAGAAATGAAATATAAGGATAAATTAAGTTTAGAAAAAATAGGATTCAATTTAAATATGGACAAGAGTACTGTTAGTAGAGTAAGAGTAAAAATAGTTGAAGATATAAGTAAAGTGTTAAATCTATAGGAGTGATAAGAATGAATAGAAAAGAGTTATTAAAAAAATTAAGTAAATATAAAACACTATCTGGATATAAACCCAATTACGATAGCATGACAGATGAAGAACTAGAAAAATATTTAAATACACTTGAAGATGGTTTTGAAACTTATTTTAAAGATGAAAAATAAAAACGTGCAACAAAATTGCAACAAAACTGCAAGGAATTTACTGAATAGATGTGATAATATATTAGCATAAACAAATATAATTAATTAAATTAAACAACTGAATCGTTACAGCAGGGATTACTGTAACAGGCAGGTAGTGCGTACTTGCCAGATTTATTAACACAGAAAGCACTTACTTAATTGTAGGTGCTTTTTCTATTGGAGGAAATAAAAATGCTATTAAAAGACTTTTTAGAAAAATATATATTTCCCATGGAAGATAAGCCTAAGATTAAAAAGGAAAAGAAAAAGAGATTAAATGGGCATTGTAAACACTTTGAAAAAGGAACAGACGGATTTTGCGTTAATTATACAGGATCTACAATAAACTTAGTTAGTTGTATAAGTAAATGTAAAGAAGGTGAGAGGTGTGAAGATAATAAAGGCACAGCAACCAGATATACATAAGAGATTAAGGCAGCAGAATAGAAAACAGAATAAGAAGAAATCTGGGAGAGGAAAGCAGGAACACCTCTCTTTTTCTGATGTAATGGAATTGATGAAGCATGATAGTTATAAAAGGCACAGAGGAGCTATAAGACAGAGATAAGTCGAAAAATGACGCACGAAAGATAGAGGAAAACCTCCTAAAATGTAGAAGTATTTACACTGAAAGGAGGTGGTAATATGAATCAGTTTCAAATAAAAGAATTAATGGAGCTATACCAAGAACTAGACAATAAGCAAAAAGAAATAGGAACTAGATTAGCAAAAGGGATGGAAAATTATACAGAAGAAGATGTGTATATGTCTATGAGTGATGATGAAGAAGTTAAAAAATTATTAAAAAGATTAGAAAATATTAAAAACAAATTGAATGGATGATGAAAAGAGTATCTGAAAAGGTACTCTATTTTAATGCGTAAAATATAAAGTAGGGTGATAGATTGTTATACAAGTTATGTTGTAGATGCGGAAAGATAATAAAATACACACAAAAGTATTGTGAAGAATGTAGTAAGAAAGTTAAGGAACAAAAGAAAGAAAGTTATAGAGATTATAAAAAGAATAGAAAAGATAAGAAAGAACAATCGTTCTATTCCAGTTTTGATTGGATTAATGTAAGAAATAAAGTTAAGAGAAAGTATAAGGGATTATGTTTGTATAGTTACTATGTGTTAGGAGAAATAGTTTATACAGATTACATTCATCACATAGTCTACTTAAAGGACGAAGGTGGATGGGATAAGAGATTAGATATAAATAACCTTGTGACTTGTTGTGCGAGTGTACACGAGGTGATACATAATACAAAGGGTAACGATAAAGTTAAAATGCAAAAACTATTAATGGAATTAAAAGACAGATGGGATAGGGAATTTGGAAAATAATACCCCCCCACCCTTATTTAGTACAGAATATTTTTCTTAAAAGTCCGTGGTCACAGTGTTCTTACGTAAAAACTCCCTTTATGAATAAAAATTAAGAAGTGAGGTGATGAAGGTGGGAAGACCTAAACAACCAGTAGATTTAGTGTTACTAAATGGTAAAAAACATTTAACCAAAGAAGAAATAGAACAGAGAAAAAATAGTGAAGTTAAAGCTGATATAGATAAAATTGAAGCACCTTCACGCTTAACAAAAAAACAAAAAGAAAGATTTAATTATCTAGCTGATGAATTATTGAAAGCTAATATAATGGCTAATTTAGATGTGGAAAGTTTAGCTAGATATGTTTGTTTAGAAGAACAATATAATAAAATTACAAAAAAGATAAACAAGATTGATATACTAAGTGATGATTATGATAAGTTACTTATAAAACAAACTAAAGTATTTGGAATGTTGGACAAGCTAAGTAATCAATTATGTTTTAATATTTTAAGTAGATGTAAAGTATCAATTCCAAAAAAAGAGGAAAAACCAAAGAACAAATTTGCTAAATTTGGAGCTGGTGCTAATGGATAGAGTTACACAATATTGTTATGATGTATTAGATAATAAAATAATTGCAGGTAAGTCTGTTAAATTAGCTTGTCAAAGGCACTTGGATGATTTAGAAAGTAGTAAATTAGAACCATATAAATATAAATTTGATGTGGATAAAGCTAATGCAATTATTAATTTTGCTAATAGTCTTACTGTTGCCGAAGGTGAAGAAGAAATAAATTTAACTTGTTACCAATTTCAGGAATTTATTTTAGGTTCTCTAGTTGGTTGGGTAACTAAAGATAAAGAATATAGGAGATTTAGAAGTAGCTATATACAATTAGGTAGACAGAATGGTAAGTCGTTTCTGAATGGTATATTAGGCACATATTTAGGTAATTTTAGTGGGTATAAATATGGGAAAATATTTTGTGTAGCAACTAAACACGATCAAGCTAAAATTGTTTGGGATGAAATGAACAAGTTCATACAGAGTGATAGTGATTTAGGAGAATTGTTTACTGTACAAGAATATAAATCTACTATTATATGTAATATAACTAATACAGTAATTAAAGCACTAGGTAGAGATACTAAGGGGTTAGATGGTTTAAGACCATTGTTGGCTGTGATAGACGAATATCATGCACATAAAGATAATCAAATGTATAAGCTAATGGAAGGTGGACAAAAGAAAATAAAACAAAGTTTAATTTCTGTAATAACTACAGCTGGATTTGAACTAGAATCACCTTGTCACAAAATGTATAAGTATTGTAAACAAATATTAGATGGTACAGAAAACAACGATACTAAATTTGTATATATTGCAGAAATGGATGAAGAAGATGATTTAGATAATACAGAAAATTGGATAAAAGCTAATCCTATTTTAGAATATGATAGAGAAGCATTAGAAAATTTAGTCCCTGTTTATAAATCTGCAAAAGCAATAGGAGGTAAGGATTGGAATGATTTTCTTACTAAACAATTGAATATGTGGGTTGAGTTTACAGAAACAAAATATATGAATATGACAGCATGGCATAAGTGTGCTAGTAATAAAACTTTAGAAGATTTTAGAGGACAAGAATGTATTTTAGGAATAGATTTATCTAGTGGTGGGGATTTGACGAGCATTTGCCTTGAATTTACATGGTTAAATGATAAAAATGAGAAATGCTATTTTGTACATCAACATAGTTTTATACCTAAAAATAGAGTAAGCGAACATGAAAAAACTGATAATGCTCCATATAATCTTTGGATTAAAAAAGAACTATTAACTGTTACTACTGCAAGTTATGGTATTAAAACAGATTATAAAGAAGTTTTAAAGTACATTAGAGAAAAAATTAACGAATATGATTTAAAATTGACTTTAATTTGTTACGATGAACATAACGCTAGTGCATTTTTAACTGATTTAGATGAATTTGGAGTAGATTGCTTAAATATATTTCAAAATTCTAAAAGTTTAAATGATAGTGTTATGGATATTCGATATAGTGTAGAAGGTGGTAATGTAGAATATAACAAAGATGATGAACTATTAACATGGGCTATGAATAACTGTGAATTAACGCAACCAAGACAAGGCTATGTAATGCTAGATAAAAATAGTAGGTTTAAAAGAATTGACCCAGTTGCTTGTTGGGTAGATGCCCATAAATTTAGTATGAGGAATGAAAAACCTAAACCAGACTTAAATGATTTAATATCGAAGGGAGAGTGGACATTATAGGTAAAATAATTAAACAATTTATAATAACAATATTTACATTTATAATAAAAGATATAGAAGATATATTGATTTTAGGAGGGTGTGGTGTATTAACTACAGCTTTTTTTATTTATGTGAGTGAATTTGCTGGAATGATATGTTTATCAATAATTTTAATAATTCTTGGCTTAATTTTAAGTCGAATACAAAAATAATAAATCTACTATAGAAAGGTAGGTGAGAAAATGGGAATATTTAATAAAATGTGGGATGTAAAAAATGAAACTACTACATTAAGCAATCCTTCTGAATGGTTTGTTAACTTAATGGGAGGAGGTACTACAAATAGTGGCGAACAGGTTACAAAAGAAAGTGCTTTAACTATATCGGGCGTCTACGCTTGTACTGATATAATAGCTAGTTCTATAGCTAAATTACCTTTACATTTATACAAAAAAAATAAAGATGGTAGTAATAGAATTGACAATGATATTAGTTATTTGCTTGAAAAAAGACCTAATTTGTATATGACACCAAGTACATTTAAACATACATTAACGGTTAAATTACTACTTGATGGTAATGCTTATGTATGGATAGAAAGAAATAAAAGTAAAGCTATTAATCTTTGGATTTTGAATAATGTATCTTTATTACAAGACACAAATACAGGCATAGTAACATATAAAGCTATACTAAATTGCAAAACATATATATTTAGCGAAAAAGAAATAGTACATATAAAAGGATTAAGTACAGATGGAATATTAGGTAAAAGTAAAATAGATATACTTAGAGAAACTATAGGAAATATGCAGAGTAGCAGAAAATTATTGGGTAATTATTTCAAAAATGGTACTACCACAAGTGGTGTTATAACTTACGCAGATAAGTTAAGTCCAGAAGCAAAAGGCACAATAAGAGAACAATGGCAAACTAATAACAGTGGTTATGACAATGCTGGTAAAGTGGCTATATTAGATTTAGGTTTAGAATATAAAGAAATTAATTCTATAAAATTTGCTGACCAACAATTTTTAGAGTCTACTAAGTTTACTTTAGAAGAAATCGCTAGAGTATTTAAAGTACCATTGCACATGATTAATAGTTTAGATAGAGCAACTTTTAACAACATAGAGCAACAAAGTTTAGACTTTTATGTGAATACAATAATGCCTATTTTATTACAGATTGAAGAAGAATTAAACTATAAACTATTTGGAAGTAATGATAAAGGTTACTATGTAAAATTTAACATGGAAGGTGCTTTAAGAGGTGATAGTGCTACAAGAAGCACTTACTATGAAAAAATGTTAAATCTAGGTGTATACAGTATTAATGAAGTTAGAAAACTTGAAAATATGAATACGATTGGTGATGAAGGTAATACACATAGAGTTGACTTAAATCACGTGGACATTAAAGTAGTAAATGATTACCAACTAAGTAAAGCTAAGATGGGAGGTGATAAATAGTGAATAAATTTTATGAATTTAAAAATAAAGCTAATGTAATTGATATATATGTTTATGGTGAAATTGTAAGTGGTTCTGATAAATGGGATGAATCTGACGTAACATTTAATGATTTTAAAGACAATTTAGAAGGATTAACGGGTAATGAAACTATAAATATGTATATAAATAGTTGTGGTGGTTCTGTAATTGCTACACAGGGTATATTGGCTATGCTACAGAGAGCTAAAGATAAAGGTGTTACAATAAATGCTACAATTGATGGTTTAGGTGCTTCATGTGCAAGTTTCTTACCTTTAGTGGCTAATAATGTATATGCTTATAATTCTAGTATGCTAATGATACATAAACCTTTTACATTTGCTATGGGAAATGCCGATGAATTACAAGAACAAGCTGAAATATTAAACAAAATAGAAAACAGTGTAATGATGCCGTTATATATGTCTAAGGTAAAAGAAGGAATTACAGAAGATTATATTAAAGATTTAGTAAGAAAGGAAACTTGGTTAAATGCTAAAGAAATGTCTAATATTTTTAACATAGAGATACTAGAAGATGATAAAGAATTAGTTGCTTGTGTAAAAGATAAATCTATTTTAAATAACTATAAGAATATTCCAGAACAACTAAAAAATAAACTTACAGATAAGGATAAACAACAAACTACAGATGAATTAGAATTAGCGAAAGCAAAATTAAAATTAGAATTATTATAATAACACGTTAAAATGATATATACGTGTTATTTTTATACAAAAAAATAAATTTATAAAATGAAAGGATGGATATAAAGATGACAAGAGTAGAAGAATTAATGAATAAAATTGAGGAAATGAAAATAGAAGCTAAAGAGTTAAAAACTGCTAAAGAAATAAATGATAAGATTTCTGAAATTGAGGATATGAAAGCTCAATTGAAAGTTGCTGAAATGGAAGAAGCTGATGAAAAGGCTGAAATAGAAAACAAAATAAAAGAAGGTAAAATGAAAAATTTAAATGAAGGGATGGATGATAAAATGGAAAATAAAATTGATGGAGTAAAAGTGTTTGCTAAAGCTTTAAGAAGAGAAGGATTAACAGAAATAGAAAATGCTATGGTTACAGGTGGTAGTAACGGAGAAAATAACATAATTCCAACTGATGTAAGAACTAAAATAAATGAACTAGCTAGACAATATAAATCTGCTAGAGATTTAGTAGGATATATGCCAACATCTACACTAAGTGGTTCTTTTGTGTATGAAGACTTATCTACAATGGGAGAATTAACTAACTTTACAGATGGTTTAGGTGTTCCAAATTCTAAAGATGCTAAATTTAACACAGTTCCTTACGCTTTAAAAGAGTATGGTGGAATATTAGAAGTTTCTAATGTACTATTACAAAATGAAACTGGTGGATTAGTAGATTATATAGGAAACTGGTTTAATAAAAAGAGAATAAGAACAGAAAATAAGAAAATATTTGAAACTTTAAAAGCTGGTAAATCTGCTAAAGCTGTAGCTGATTGGAAAGCTTTAAAGAAATCTATAAATATAGATTTAGACCCATTAGTAGCTGGAAATACTGTAATAGTAACTAACCAAGATGGATTTGATGTATTAGATTCTGCTGTTGATACTAACGGTAGACCAATTCTACAGCCTAATCCAATTAATCCAACACAAAGATTATTTATGGGATACCCAGTACATGTATTCTCTAATGCTGAATTACCAACTACAGGTTCTACAGCTAAGAAAGCACCTATTTTCTATGGAGATTTGTCTGCTGGATGTACTTTTATCGACAGAAATAATTACGAATTTAAAACTTCTAGTGAAGCTGGATTCGATACAAATAAGACAAAAATAAGAGTTATTGAATTAATTGATTGTGTACAAGCTGATAAAGATGCTTATATGGTTGGAGAATTAACAATAGCATAGTTATAGAGGGGTTATTCCCCTCTTATTTTAATATTGAGGAGGGGATTAAATGATATTAACATTGGAAGAAACAAAAGAATTTTTAAAAGTAGATTATTCGGACGAAGATAATTATATACAAGACTTAATTAATGCTAGTGAACTATATTTAAAAAACTCTACAGGAAAAAGTTATGATAATACTAATCCACTTGCGAAGTTATTTTGTAAGGTATTGGTAAGTGATTGGTACGACAATAGAGGATTTATGGAAGAAAACAAAGTAACTACTAAAGTTAGATATACTATACAATCTATAATTGTACAATTGAGTTATTGTGGAGGTGTATAGTGTAATGGATACAGGAAAACTAAATAAAAGAATTACAATACAAAAATATACTACAATACAAAACGAAAATGGCTTTGATGTAGAAGATTGGATAGATTGCAAAACGATTTGGGCTAGCGTAAATAATCTTTGGGGTAAAGAGTTCTATGCAGCTAAGGCGGTACAAGCAGAAAATACAGTAGAATTTGTAGTTAGATATAGCAGAAATTTAGAAAACATTAACACTAAAGAATATCGTATATTTTGGAACAATAGAATTTTTAATATTACCTTTATAGATAATATACAGTATATGAACAAATGGCTTAAATTTAAAGCTGTTGAGGTGAAGTAGTATGGCTGATGGTATAGAAATTGAAGGTATGGAAGAGTTTGCTGATATGCTAGAGAATATGACTATTGATGAAGCTGACGAAAAAAAAGCTATGAGAGAAGCTATAAAACCGATTGCAGATGAGATAGAAAAAAATACAAAGAAAAGAAGTGGTAAGCTATCTAAGTTATCTAAAACAGTTAAAAAAGAAGGTTTAGGAACTGTAGGAATAGTTAGAACTAAAGCTTTTTACGATATTTTTGAAGAATTTGGGACTAGCCATGCTAAGCACAATGTCGGATACTTTGACAGAAGTGTTAAAAATACAGAGGATAATGCAATAGAAATATTAAGCAAAGAGTTATTAGATAAAGAAAGGTAGGCGGTGTAGTTATGAAGAAGAAGGGAATAAATAAAATTTATGGGTTTATGTTAGAAAATATGGCAAAAGAAGATACAAAGATAAGTATTAAGGAATTAAAATACATGAGTGATCTAGTATATAATTGGATTGTATTATATGAAGAAGATGTAAAGGTGATAATAAATGAGTATAAAAAAGTATCTGTTGAATGTACTAAACAATAAAGAAATACTAGATTTATTACCAGATAAGAGGGTTTATTTTCTTCATGCAACTACTCCAAACAAAAAATTATATTTGGAGTATGAGATAGTAAATGAGTATGGAGCAGAGTATTCGGAAGGGAATGAAGATTATACAACATACATAGTACAAGTAGATATATTTAGTACAGGAGATTATACAAAATTAGAAAAAGTAGTTAAAGAAATAATGCTTAAAAATGGTTTTAATAGAGATATGGCAGTAGATTTGTATGAAAAAGAAACAGGATTATATCACAAGGCAATGAGATTTTTGATAAGTTTACCGACTTAAAGTGAGGTGATAAAGAAATGAAAGTCAAGGAATTAGAAGGTATTTTAAGAGAAGGCATTTGTATTTTGAATAAAGAAAAAAAAGAATTATTTGTCCCTCTTATAACTAATGCTTATATTTTAATTAATCACAATGATGAAGTGTTATGGGAAAAGTATGGAGAAAAGAGGGTTAAAGAAATTTACAATGAAAATGAAATGATATTAGTAGAGATAGAATAAAAAAATGATAAAGGAAGGTTGATAATATGGAAAATACAATAGTACCGGTTGTAGGACTAGAAAAATTATATGTAGCAAAAATTTTAAGTGATGGGGAAACAACAACTTATGACACTCCAAAATATCTTGCAGGTATAAAAGAAATAGGTGTAAAACCAAAAGTGAACTCTGATGAGTTTTACGCAGAAAATCAGTTATGGCTATCTGAATCAACATTGGCTAATGTTGATGTAGAAGTAGATATAACAGATTTAACGAATGAAGATGAAGCTATGCTTTTAGGACATAAAATAGCGACAGAAGGTGGAATAATTAAGAGTGCTGATGATGTTGCACCAGAAGTTGCTCTACTTTTTAAAGCTAACAAAGGTAATGGAAAGGCTAGATATGTTGTACTTTACAAAGGTAAGTTTAGCATTGGAGATGAAGATTACAAAGGTAAAGAAGGTAAGGCTAATTTCCAATCTAAAAAGTTAAAGGCAACTTTTGCACCTTTACATTCTAACAGTATGTGGAGCTATAAAGTTGATGAGGAACAAGGAATGACAGACACTAAATTCTTTGAAAGTGTAATAGTACCTACAGAAAAAACAGAAAATATTGAAGGTTAATATATAGGATAGATTAATTTCTATCCTCTTTCTATTAGAATAAATAATTTAAGAAAAAATTAAATGATGTTTTTTATATAGCTATGTAAAATAAAAAATATAAAAAATATTATAAAAGGGGTGCATGATATGTTAGATAAAATAAGAAAACAGATGATAGGTGATAAAGAATATTCTTTTAAAATGGTTAATAAGACCATAAGAAAAATTGATGAAAAATATAGGAATTATGGAAGTGTAATTTATGGACTTATGGAAGGTCAACAGTTTTATACAAATGCTTTAAAATTAGTAAGTATGTGTTGTGTAGATGAAGATGAAGAAGGAAATGTAAAAGAATTTAGCATAGAAGAATTAGAAGATACAATGACGGCAGATCAGTATAGAGATATTACAGTATTAGCAGTAAATCTTTATTTTGATTACATGGGAATTAATGAAGAAGAAGATAAAAATGAAAAGAAAGAAAGTAAGAAAAAAAACTAGATGACCAATCAAAATCTAAATATAAAATAGATTTTGATTGGCTTTTTTACATAAGTAAAGTGTATTTACATTATACTAGGGAAGAATTTTGGGAAGCTACACATGCAGAAATATATAAGATGTGGAAGGCACATATAAAGTTTAATAACTGGAAAGTTAAAAATAATAATGAAGAAAATAACTCTATAAATGATACGAATTATAAAAAGGTAAATATTGAAGATATATCATTTCTGTAGTTAGGAGGTGAATAGATGGCAAGTAATACAGAGAAGAGAATAACGGCTAAGATGGTACTAGATAGTACGGGTTATAACAGTAGTATTAAAGGTATAAACTCTGAAATGAAAAAACATCAAGCAGAATTAAAGTTAGCTAGTGAGGGAATAAAAACTTTTGGTAAAGATTCTGAAAAGCTTAAATCTGTACAAGAAAGTTTATCTAAACAAGTAGAATTACATAGTAAAAAAGTAGATTTATATAAACAAAGTATAGAAAAATCTAATACTAAAATGCAAGAGAATATTAAAACTAGAGATAAATTAAAAGAAAGTTTATCCAAAGTACAAAGTGAACTAAAAAAAGTGATAGATACACATGGCAAAGAATTACAAAGCTATATAAAAAATAGAGAAGAATTAAGCAAATTAAATAAAGAATATGAAGTTGCCAAAAAGAAATATGGTGAAAATAGTGTAGAAGCTAAGAAATTAAAAGAGCAAATAAACAAACTTGAAAATGAACAGAAAAAGCTTGTTGTAGGTAAAGAAAAAGAAGTAAAGGCATATGAGAAAGCAAAACAAGAAGTTGAAAAAACAACGAAAGAATATGAAAAAAATGAAAAAGCAATAGAAACAAATGCTAAACAAGTGCAGAATTATGAAACCAATATGAATAAAGCTAATGCACAGATGGTTCGTACCGAAGGTGAGTTAAGACGTATAAATGAAGAACTTGCTAGAAGTAATAATAAATGGTTACAAGCTAGTGAAGGCTTAAAAAAACACTCTGAAAAGCTTAAGGATATTGGTGGGAAGGTAACGAATGTAGGTAAAAATTTAACAACACATGTATCTTTACCACTTGCTGGAGTAGGAATTGCAGCAAGTAAAGTTGGTATGGATTTTGAAGCACAAATGAGTAAAGTACAAGCAATAAGTGGTGCTACTGGAGAAGATTTTAATAAGTTAAAAGCAAAAGCAGAGGAAATGGGAAGCAAAACTAAGTTTAGTGCTAAAGAATCGGCAGAAGGACTTGAGTATATGGCTACTGCTGGTTGGAAAACACAGGATATGCTTGACGGATTACCTCCTATTTTAAATTTAGCAACAGCTGCGGGAGCTGATTTAGGACAAACTTCGGATATTGTAACGGATGCTTTAACTGCTTTTGGATTAAAAGCTAAGGATTCTGGGCATTTCAGTGATATTTTAGCAAGTGCTAGTAGTAATGCAAATACAAATGTGTTAATGATGGGAGAGAGTTTTAAATATGCAGCACCTATTTTTGGATCTGTAGGTTATACAGCAGAAGATGCAGCACTTGCAATAGGGCTTATGGCTAATAGTGGTATAAAAGGTACACAAAGTGGTACAGCACTTAGAAGCATGATAACTAGATTAGTAAAACCTACAAAAGAAAGTGCCCAGGCTATGAAAATTTTAGGTTTAAAAATAACTGATAGTAGTGGCAAAATGAAACCTTTTAATGTTCTTATGGATGAAATGAGAAATTCTTTTGCTAAACTTAATCCAGAGCAAAAAGCAAGTGTTGCAGCACAATTAGCTGGTCAAGAGGCTATGTCTGGGTTGTTGTCAATTGTTAATGCAGCACCAGAGGATTACAACAAATTAAAAGGTGCTATTAATACATGCGACGGTGCTACAGATAAAATGGCAGAAACCATGAGTAATAATGCCAAAGGTAGCATAACAGAAATGAAAAGTGCTTTAGAAGGTGCTGGTATAAAAATATTCAAGGTAGTGGCTCCAAGCATCACTGATTTAGCTAAATCAGTAACAAAAATGGCGGATAAATTTAGCAAACTAAATCCAAAAACACAAGAAACTATAGTTAAAATGGCAGCACTAGGAATTGCTACGGGTCCCGTTGTTGGAGGAATAGGGAAAACAATAACTGGAGTTGGAAATTTAGCTGGTGGTCTTTCTAAATTAACTGGTTGGTTAGGTAAAACAAGCTTAGCAACTAAAGGTGCTAGTGTAGCTACAGGGTTAGCAAGTAAAGGTATGGGAGCAATGGGATTAGCAACAAAAGCAAGTACATTATTATTAAATCCTTGGGCGATTGGCATAGGTGCAGTTACTTTAGCTGGGGTTGGACTTGCAAAACATCTTAAAAAAGATGCAGCACCTTCTGTAGATTTGTTTGCAGATAAAGTAGAGCATACAACGGAAGTAGTAACAACTGCTAGTGGGGAATTAGAGAATAAAATGGTTACAACTACTACTAAAATAAGCGAAGAAACAAAGAAACAAGTCGGGGCATATATGGAATTAGACAAAGGTGCTGAAAAGTCTCTAACAGATTTATATGTAAATGGCACTAAAATAAGCGATAAAACATCTAAGTCTCTTACAGATATTTATACACAAATGACTACACAAATTAAAACTGGTATGGATAAACATTATAATGATCAAGTTGAAACAATGAAAAAGTTTTTAAATAATAGTAAAAATATAACTAAAGAAGAACAGCAAAAAATGCTTGGCGATTTAAAGAAACATAATGAAAAACAGAAAAGGGAAATAGACAGTTATGAGAAGAGAATAAAAGAAATAGTGAATAAAGCTAGTAAAGAAAATAGAGAGCTTAAGAAGGAAGAACAACGAGAAATAAACTCTATACAAGAAAAAATGAGAACTAATGCAGTTAAAACCTTATCTGCTAGTGAAGTAGAACAAAAAGTAATAATGGAGAGATTGAAAAGTTATAGTAGTAGAATTACAGCAGAACAAGCAAGTGAAGTAATTAAAAATGCTGAAAAGCAGAAACAAGAATCTGTTAGTGCAGCAGAAAAACAATATGATGAAACTGTAAGAAATATAATAAAAATGAGAGATGAAACTAAGACTATAACACATGATCAAGCTGAAAAATTAATAGAAGAAGCAGAAAGGCAAAAGGAAGAAAGTATAACCAAAGCAGGAGAAATGAAAAAAACAGTAGTTGAAAAAATAAAAGAAATGAACAAAGATACTATGAAAAATATTGACGAAAATGACGGACACATAAAAACTAAGTGGGAAAATTTAAAAAGTTGGTTTAAGAATAATCCCATAATGAGAACTATAAAAAATACAGTAAAAAATAGCCAAGCTGAACTAGAAGGTGCAGGTAGAAATTGGACAGGTACAAACTATTGGCAAGGTGGGCTTACTTACTTGCATGATTCCCCAGGGACAAATAGTAATTATGAGCTTTATGACCTACCAAGAGGAACTAGAGTTTTTAATCATGACGCAAGTGCAGAGTTAGTAACACAAACGGCTGAAAATGTAGCAACTAAAGTAGCTAATAGTGTATTAAAAAATTTCCAAGGCATGGGAGCAGGTGGACAAGAACAAACTATAATTGTACCAGTACAACTAGATGGCAGAGAAATCGCAAGAATAACAGCTAAACCAATGTCAGAAGAACTAGGAAAATTAAACAAGAGAGGAGTGTTAGGCTATGTTTAGTATACAGTTTAATAATTATAATAGTTACAAAGATTTAGGTTTAATTGCAGAGCATAGACCTAATATTCCTATCCCAGAAAAAAATATAAGACACATATATATACAAGGTAGCAATGGAACACTTATAGAGGACTTAGGAACATATAAAGACATAGAAATTCCTATCACCTTTGGATTTAAAGAGAAAGAAAAATTTTTAGATAAATGTAGATTTATAAAACATTGGTTAAATAATATAAAAAATAGAAAATTAATATTAAATGATGATGCAGATATGTTTTACAAGGTTAAATATGTTAGGACTAATAATATAGAAAGAAGTATGAGGACTTTAGGAAAACTTACAGTTACTTTTATATCTGAACCATTCAAATATCTTGAAGATGAAATTATAGAAATGAATGATAATATGAACATATATAATCCTGGTACTTTTAAAAGCCAACCTTATATAAAAATGTTTGCTACAGGAGATATTACATTAAATATAAATAATGAAATTGTTAAATTTAATGGAATTGAAGATTATATAGAACTAGATTCTGAAATACAAGAATGTTATAAAGATACTTTAAACTGCAACAATAAAATGACAGGAGAATTTCCTACATTGAAAACAGGAAAAAATAATATTTCTTGGACAGGCAATGTAAATAAAATAGAAATAACTCCGAGATGGAGGTGTTTATAATTGATTAATATATATAATAGTAAAGAAGCTAATTTTGAACATAATGGATTAGCAGTTTTAGATAGTTGCATATCTTGCACCGTTGAAGAAGAGCTTAATGGATACTATGAGTTAGAATTAGAATACCCTATGTTTTCGACTAAGGCAAAATATTTAATAGAAGATAATATTATAAAAGCACCTACACCTATAGGGTTGCAACTTTTTAGGATTTATAGAAAAGTTAAAAATATGTCTACTATAACTGTTTATGGTAGACATATTTTTTATGATTTACTTGATAATTTTATAGAAGATTGCAGACCTATAGAATTAAATGGACACAATGCTTTAAACAACATACTACATGATACACAGTATTCACATGAATTTAAGGCTAATTCTAATATTGCTACTATGGCTACAGCTTATTATATTAGGAAGAATCCTATAGAAGTTCTAATAGGAGATAATAACAATAGTTTTGTAAATCGTTGGGGTGGAGAACTCCAAAGGGATAATTTCAATATTTCTATATTAAACAGTATTGGAGCAGATAATGGTGTTACTATTGCTTATGGAAAGAATTTAATAGGTATAGAAGAAGATTTAGACATGAGTGAAGTTGCAACTAGAATAATGCCTACAGGACTTACAGAAGGTGATTCTGTAATAATACTACCAGAAAAATATATAGATTCCCTTAATATAAATAAGTATCCTACTGCTAGAATTAGGCATATTCATTTTGGAGATATAAAAGTAGATCCAGAGGAAAATATAACATTGAATGATGTTTATAAACTACTTAGAGAAAGAGTACAAGAATTATACAAAATACAACAAATAGATATTCCAAAGGTTAATTATGTTATAGACTTTATAGAACTTTCTAAAACGGAAGAATATAAAGATTATAAGGTATTAGAAACAGTACACTTAGGAGATATTGTTACAGTAAAACATAAGAAGTTGGATATAGATATAAAGCGAAAAGTAGTTAAGTATACATGGGATTCTATATCAAATAAATACTTAGAGATAGAATTAGGTAATTTAAAAGATAATCTAGTAAAAGAAACAAAAAAAATAAATAATAATATAAAGAAAAATGAAGAAGATATTTTAGATACTAAGCAAGACTTAAGTGATGCAAAAGAAGATTTAAAAGAAACTAAAGAAAAAACTAGAAGTGAATTTATAAAAACTAATGATAGAATTACACTAAACGTTGAAGAAATAGGAAAAACTAATGCTAAGTTAGAAATTACAGCAAACCAAATTCGTACAGAGGTAAATGATGTAGAAAAAAATCTTAGCAGCTCGATAACTCAAACCGCAGATAAAATAATGACATATGTAATAAATGAAAATGATAATATGAGTTCTAGAATAACCCAAACCGCAAAAGAAATTAAATTAGAGGTTCAAGAAGGTGATGAAAAACTAATGTCTACTATAGTACAGACTGCTGAAAATATTGCATTGCAAGTTAGTGATACAGAAAAAGAGCTTAATAGCAAGATAGAAATAACAGCTGATAGGATAGAAAGTAAAGTGCAAGATAACTATAGAGATTTAAGTTCTTGGATTTCCCAAGAGGCGGATAAAATAGAAATGGTAGTTGATGGTAGAGGAGATATCAGAGCTGCAAAAATAGCATTAGCCATAAGCGAAGATTATTCGGCTATAAGTATGATTGCCGATAGAATAGAGATTAAGCCACATAGTGGAATTATAGAATTTCCTTATGGACAAGATATAGATTGCCGTGGTGGAGACATAAGAATAAGAAATTCCTCTAATAATTATTTAAAAATTAGTGGGGATTTTGACTTTTATAATAGAGGAAGTATATTAGCTTCTATAACACCAAGTGGTATTTATTTTAAAGGAAGGAGGGTGAAATTAGAAGGTGAAGTCTAAGTCTTTTAATTTAGTTTACTTAGATACTAAAGAAAAAATAATTAATACTTTAAATGAAGTAGGATTGCCAGTTGTAGCAATGCAAAGCATGATAAATGAGATAAA